GCTCGGGCTTCTTGGGCTCGACCGAGGGGGTCGGCTGAGGCTCGGGCTTCGGGGTCAGGTTCGCGCCGGCGTCAACGCCGAAGCCCTGCTGCACCACCACGCAAGCACCTTCCTTCATGGCACCACCGTCGAGCTCGACGTGGTTGAAGTACTGGCGACCCACGACGGCCTTGTCAGGCTGGCCCTGCTCGGCGGCGAAGCGGGTGGGGTAGCGCAGCTGGTAGTTGGTGTTGTTCTGGAACGGGCCAGTCACGGTGTAGGTGGCGGAGTGCCCGTCCTCGCCGTAGGTGGCCGTGATGGTGAACTCGCCGGCGGCGGCCGCGGTGCCGAGCGTCTCATCGACGCCGTTCACGCGGCGGGACCACGTAGTGGCACCGGGCTCGTCGGTGATGAAGTTCATGCCATCGCCGAGGGTGTCGGTGAAGGTGATGGTCTGGGTGCTTCCGTCGAAGGTCTTGCCGAGCTTGGCGGCCGTCTCATCGTTGGCGCCGAAGTCGATGCCCCAGTCCACTCGAGTGCCACCGGCGTAGGGGTTGGAGCCCCACTTGGCGAGGGTCCACTGGCTGTCCTGCGGGCCCACGATGCCCTCTCCGTTGGGCGTGGGGACCTGCGTCACGACGCCGTTGGCGGTCATGGTCGCAGGGCCTGCAGCGAGGACCTTGGACGCGACCACGAAGGCAAACCCGGTGCCGCGGAAGTCCGTGTAGCCCTCGGCGCGGAGGTTGCCCACTGCGTCTCCGAAGGTGCAGGTGACGTCGTGGCTGCTCAGCTCGCAGGTGCCGATCTCGACGTCGCGGCCAGCTACCGACATGGTGAGGGGCTTGGTCTCACCGGAGCCGAGGGCCGAGAAGCTGTCCCCGAGGCCGATGGTGAAGGTGTCGCCGGGCTTCGGGTCCCCGGACCAGCTGAAGCCGAGGCGTGCGTTGGACCAGAGGGCGAGGCCGCCGTCAACGGCCGCGCCGGTCCGGTCCACTCGCTGGAGAGTCAGGTCCGACACTGTGACCCGGGGGGTCTCCTCGGCGGCGGCCGAGCCCCAGGGGAGGAGGGCGAAGATGAGGGCGATGAGGAGGGCGATGGGGAGGGATGCTGCGACGGTCAAGCGCGTCGCTGTTCTTGTTGTGCTCATGTGTCCGAGCATAAGAACGGCCCCGTCGCTGTGTCAAGCGACGGGGCCGTTCAGTTATTCGTGTCGTGTGTCACTCGTCCTTCGCCAGTGTCGGGGCCGAGGTGCTCAGCTTCAGCAGGTCACCCACGGCTGCGTCCAGGGCCTTGCGGCCTCCCACGGCCTTCTCCAGCTTGCTGAGCGTGGCCGGCGAGCGGGTGAACGCCTCGTCCTCACTCAGCACGCCGAAGTCCACGAGCGCCTGAGCGGCCTCCTCGGTGACCGAGCGCCGGGCTCGGCCGGGCTTCAGGTGCCAGCCGGGCAGGCCCTCGTCGGTGCCGGCCTGCCGGAGCGCCTCGCGGCGAACCGCCTTGCACCAGCCCTCGACTGCCTCGACGTGGCCCATGGCCTCGGCCAGCACCGACGGCGAGTAGTCCACAGGGTCAGCGGTCAGCCCCGTCGAGGCATCGAGGCCCACAGCCTCAGCGACGAACGCGGCTCGCTCGGGGCACCACGGCGCCGCCGGGCAGAACAGGCACCCACCCTCGCTGGGGACACGCGGCGCACCCTCGATCTTGGTGGCTTCGGCCGCCGCGGCCAGCTCCCTGCCCCAAGCGTGCAGCGCCTCGGCAGTCATCACCGCCGTCGATGTGTGCCCACCATCCTTGTGCCTTGGCTGGACGATGGTCATCCGCACCTCGTGGATGTCCTGCTCCAGCTCGGCATCCTGAAGAGCGCCCAGGGCGTAGCACCGCAGCTGCGGGTTGTCCTCAGCCTCGACGCGTACGCCCCGGCCGAACTTCAGATCGAGGATGTGCAGCACACCCTTGTCTGAGATGACCACGGCGTCGGCGGTGCCGTAGACGCCTTCGATGACGAAGACCCGCTGCTCCAGCAGGAGCCTGGCGTGCTTGCGGCCGCCGAGCTCCTCCCAGGCGTCGGACACCTTGTCCACGTAGGGCATGACGCCGGCCTTCAGCTCATTGGCGTCGTACTTCTCCCCGTACTCAGCCTTCCACTCCTTCAGGAGCGCGCCCTGGCCCTTCAGCTCGATGCGCTCCTTCAGGAGAATCTCGGCCAGGGCGTGGGCCGCCGTGCCCTCAGCCGCCGCCTCCGACGTGGTGTCCTCGACGGGGCACGCCGCGATGGCCGCGACGGACCCGGGGCAGGTCATCCACCGCTTGGCTGCTGAGGGGCCGAGCCTAGCGTGCGCTGCGGGGCCGGTCACAAGGCCACCACCATCGCGGTAGCGGCGGCCACGTCCTCGTCCTTCAGCTCGGTGGCCCGGGTGGCCCCGAACTCCTGAAGGACCTGAGCGACCTCGGCGCGCTTGCCGGCCTTCAGGGCGCTACGCATGGCGTCGAGCAGCGCCTCGCGGGGCCCGAGCTCCCCACCGGAGGTCTGCTCCGTGGAGGGGGTGGGCTCGGTAGGGGGGACGGGTGTCGGCTCCTCGGCCTTGGGCTCCTCGGCCTTCGGCTCCTCGGCCGGCTTGGCCTTGCGGGGGGCGCGGCGCTTCGGCTTCGGGGCCTCCTCAGCCACAGCGGGCGCGGGCTGCTCAGCAGAGGCCAGGGTGCCGGCGGAGACGAACGGGGCGAGCGCCGCGGTGATCGCGGCCAGCTCGGAGGCGTCCGAGGGGGTGACGTGCAGTGTGATCTTAGCCAAGGGGTTTTCCTCTCTGGAATGGTGTTGGGTTGTGATGCTGCGGCATCTATTCGAGCGTACCGGCCAGGTCACCGTCTGTCAAGACTGGGGACCACACCGCGATGCGGCCACCGCGGCGGCCTGGCCCCCACTTCTGCCCGAGCGGCTGACTGCCGACCTCGCGCAGCGCCTGGGTGATGGCCCGCACCGTCGTCCGGGCGGGAATCTCATCGCGCAGGTCCACCAGCATCGCGGGGGCGGACACGGGCTGGGGAGCCCACGACGGGTCCTGTGCCATCATCGCCGTCTCGCGCTCCTGCTTACTCATCCAGGCGAAGCCCTCGGGCCGCGGGGTCGAAAGGTACCGAGACACGGGCCCGAGCAGCGGGTTCTCCTCGGTGGCCTGGTTGGCCCGCTCAGTCTGCATCTTCTGCTCCTCCACCTCGGACATCCAGGTCTTCTCCCCCGCACGATAAAGGTGGACCGCCTCGGCCCAAATCTGATTGCGTCGGTATTCCGTGAGAAGCTCGGTCGGAATAGTGCGGGTGATCTTCACCGGCCAGTACCGCCTATTCCCCTCCTCATTAGCGAGAAAGTCCTCGTGGTTAGTAGTTCCCCACACGACAAACCGACGCGCCATAGTGCGTGAAGTGCGACCATACTTGGGCCTCCAGGTATCCGAGCGGGCCGTGAGGAACCGCTTCAGTGCGTCCCCGTAGCGGCTTCCTCCGCGGGTGACTGCGAAGCCCTCATCCGCCTCGACGATCCACGCCTTGTGGCACGGGTCGAACAGGTCCGCGTCCCCCGCGAGGATGTCAGGCAGCGCTGCGGACCACGGACCCGCCAGCCAGCGCACCCACGACGTCTTGCGCGTGCCCTGCGGGCCGACCAGCACGAGTGAGGAGTCCACCTGGTACCCCGGCTCGAACGCTCGGGCCACGGCGGCCACGCACGCGCGCATCACTGCACGAGACGCCCACTCACGCTCAGCCTTGTCCTCCCACGGGACGCCGGGGATCACCTCGTCCAGGGTGGTCGAGCCGCCGGAGAGGCGCTTCACGCCATCCCAGCGGAGGCCGCTCAGGTACCCGGTGAGCGGGTCCACCTCGCGCCCGGGCAGTGACGCTGCGAGGGACAGAATCTCCCGGACCGCCGTCATGGGCGGAACGTCCCCGCAGTACGTCGCGCCAAGGTACTGCTGCACAGCGGCCTCGTCCTCGTCGGTGTCCGGGTACAGGCCGAGGCGAGCACGCTCCTGCTCGAAGAGCTCCGACTGGCTGGCCCACGGCGGGCGAACACGCCAGCCGGGGCGGCGCCCCATCGCGGAGATGGCCCGGGAGGACAGGAGCGGGTCGAGCTCGACGAGGGCTTTTCGGTCCGCGGCGTCGCTGAGGTTGCGGCGACCCGTCTTGGCGTTGCGGGGGCTCAGGGCCGCCTCACACGCCTCTACGGAGGCTAGCCGTGCAGAGCCCCCGGCCGGTACCGGGGAGTCGCCGTCGGGGCTCTCCGGGGCCTCGGGGAAGGCGTCGGTGGCCAGCTCGGCGACCACGGCAGGGAGCTGCGCGGAGTCGGCCCCGAGCAGGGCCCGGGACGCGCGCTAAGCCGGCGGCTGGCTGGGGTCGTCCGACGTGCCCTCGGACTGAAGGCCGTACTGCCACTCGGCCACGATGTCGAAGACGCTCATGGTCTGGCCGTGCGTGGGCGAGGAGCCTGCGTGGTCGAACCACAGGGTCCGCTCCTCGTTGATCGGGGTCAACCCCGGCTGGCTCTGCGTGGAGTCCTTGTGGATGAACCCGTTGCCAAGAGGGCGGTACGGGAGCTCGAACGCCTCGACGGCCTCCCCGAGCGTGTAGGCCCGGTTGAAGGCCCCGGCCACGCCTGGGAGCGAGAGCGGGTCGCGGCGGCGTGCGGGGGCGTCAGCCTTGGGCGCCTGGCTCGCGGGCTCCTGGGGGTGCTGCTCCTCGGCCACGATGGGGTCTACGTCGATTGGCTCGCCGTGGCTTCGCCAGGACTGGAGTCCGAGCAGCTCAGCCTCGGAGCCAGGGGCGATGTGGGGGAGGAAGAACCGGTGCGCCCCAGCGGCGGCGCTGGGGTCCAGCTCAACGCCCAGGGCGGTACCGGCCCAGCGGAACAGGCGCTTGTACTCATCGGGAGTCACGGGTCGGGAGATCAGGGCCACGACGCGCAGCCGCGGGGCGTCCTCCGTGTGAGAGGCGGTCGTGTAGGTCACCGCGTCCCAGCCCAGGGCGTCCACTCGGCGGGGGACGTCCTGCGGGACTGCGGTGTCGAGGTCCAGCACGAGCGCCGTGTGGGACAGGACGTTGTTCGCGGTGGCCCGGTGGTTGCCGAGGGTGCCCACGAAGACGCCGGGCACGACGTGTGGGTCCTTCTCCATGAGGGGGGCGTCCTGCACGAAGTCCTCGATGGTGTCGAGGGTCCACTCATCGGGGGAGTAGCGCCCGGACGCGAGGGGGCGGGCGACGTTGACTCGGATCGCGTCGCTGATGGCCATGATGCCTCCAGTAGTAGGGGTTGGTCGTGGCCCCACGGTACCGAGATTGCTTGAAGTGGGTCAAGCGAGCACCCCCCGTTTTTGGTAACGAAACCTTTATAACCGCTACGTGGATTAAAGGAACCTGGGAAACCGGTAACGGAACGGTCAACGCGTGTAACGCCGTCTGGGGCTCGCCGTGATCGCCGGATCGGTTCAACCAAGCCAATCGCGGCGAACCAATCACCCCCGGCATCCGCAGAATCTCAACGAAAAACCCTATATACTACTATCTTCTATCTTCTTCTAGTAGTAAAAGTATAGAGAGAGAGAGTGTTATAAAAGGGTTATAATAGAGAATGTAGAGAAGTAATACGCGGGAAGAGCCGTTGGTGATCACACCCCAGCGCTCCCGCGGCCCGGATCGTGGGTGGGCGGTCGAGTGACTCACGTCACGGTTGCCCTCTCCGGCCGGGGCGCGTACGCTGGAGCCATGACGCCGACCATGCCGCCCACGAGATGCACCCAGCCGGGGTGCACGCGCTTGACCCCCTCCGGCGCATCGAGGTGCCCCGCCCACGCCAACCGGACCCCCTCGGCACACACCCGGTGGCTCCAGGCCCACCCCTCCGACCGGGCCCCCTGGGCCTCCCTCCGCACCCGGACCCTCCAGGCGCACCCCTCCTGCCAGTGGCAGGGCTGCACCTCCCCGAGCACCGAGGTGGACCACATCGTGGAGATCGCCGACGGGGGCGCCTTCCTCGACGAAGGAAATGTTCAGGCGCTTTGCCACGAGCACCACGAGCGCAAGACGGCAATCGCAGCTGCGAATCGAAAAGCGAATAGCGCTCGGCTCCGCAAGGCGAAAGGCAAAGCGGTTAAGCGCAAGCCGCGCATCCCACGCGACGCGGCATGGGTCGAGTAAAGCCTCAACGATCGAGGCGCACATCAATTCAAAAAGAATCAAGAACCGATTCAATGGCGAGTCGAGAAACCGAAACGGCAACGAAGCCGGGCCGAGGCGAAAAGGGCGGAGGGGCGTTCCGCAAAAACAAAAACTCACCAAAGGGCGGCGCGCCCTTCATTCTGAGCCAAAAATCTGGCATTCGGGGACTCTTGCGCACGGGCGCGAGGCGTGCTAGGCTGGTCTCGCCGCCGAGCGCAGGCCCACGACGAACCTCGAAGCACGAACCCACGGGGCAGCGCCGGGCGGTATGGGTCGAGGTCGGACCGCCCTCGGACGAGCCGCCCCCGCTCACAAATCGGGGGCACACAAACTTACCAACTGATTCACCTTGAGGAGCCGACGATGAGCCGCAAAGCCGGTCAGAGCGTGAGCGACGCCCGCCTGCCTCGCGGACTCCGGCTCGTGGACGACTCCTTGCCGGAGAAGGCCACGATGCACACAGCGGCCGCTCTGCCTCGAGACGCCGCTCGGCTTGAGCCGCCCTCGACGCTGAGGGCGGACCTGCACCCCCTGTGGGACGAGATCACGGGCTCGCTCCACGCGAGCGGCCTCCTGGCCGCCGCGGACACCACGATGGTGGCACTCCTGGTCCAGGAGCTGGAGCTCTACACCATCGCGGTCGGCACCGCCCGCGAAGAGGGCGTGATCCTCTACAGCGAGAAGGGCACCCCGGTCGCCAACCCGGCGTTCTCCATCGCATCGACGCACGCCCGAGTGATCGAGGGGCTGTGCAAGACGATGGGCCTTACCTTCGTGGCCCGTGCGGCGATGGACGCGCCGGAGTCTGTGAAGGCGAAGGCCGGCAACCCGTTCGCCGTCTAGCCTGATCCCATGCCAGCCGTTACAACTTCAGACCGCGCACGCGCCCACGGGCTGTCTCCTGAGGTCCGCTGGTACTGTGAGAGCCGCGGCTACGAGGTCCCCGAGTGGACGAAGCCGCTGTGGCGCACACCGGAGCCCGGCGAGGGGCAGGGCGCCCGCTTCGATCCCGTCCGCGTTGACCGTGTGATCGCTGCGCTGCGGGCGCTGCGGCACACGCAGGGTGAATGGGCCGGAAAGCCGCTGGAGCCGGCCCCGTGGCAGGTGGCCTACATCCTGGCCCCGATCTTCGGGTGGGTGATCGAGGACGCCGACGGCAAGACAGTGCGTTGGTATCGGGACGCCTGGGTCGAGGTCCCCCGCAAGAACGGCAAGACCACCCTGAGCGCCGCCATCATGGTCTACCTGGCCTTCGCCGACGGTGAGGGTGGTGCGCAGGTGCTCCTCGCCGCCGGCTCGAAGGACCAGGCTAGGCTCGCATACGACCCGATCGCACTCGCGGTCGGTGCATCGCCGCAGATGGCCGACGCCGGCGTGCGCGCTTGGAAGTCGAAGATCATCCGAGCTGCTGACGGTGCGGTCATCAAGCCCGTCGCCAGCGTCGGGGACACGCTTCAGGGCACGAACCCGCATGGCTACTTGGCCGATGAGATGCACGTCCACAAGGACCTCGATCTGATCCAGTCGCTCGAGACCGGCACCGGCGCCCGCCGGCAGCCGCTCGGCTTCGTCATCACGACGGCGGACGCCGGCGGAACCATGACGCCGTACGCCGTCCGCAGGTCGAGGGCAGAGAGCGACTGCCGTGGTGAGCCGTCTCGGCGCTACGTCGTCATCTTCGCCGCGCCGAGGGGGACAGACCCATTCGACGAGGAGACGTGGAAGCGGGCCAACCCCGGCTACGGCGTCTCCCCGACGCGCGAGTCAATGCGAGCTGCGGCCGAGGAGGCCAAGACCGGCCCCGAGGAGCGGGCAGCCTTCGAGCGCCTGCGGCTCAACAGGCGCCTGAAGCAGTCGGCCCGGTACATCGACCTCCCCAAGTGGGACCGGAGCGCTCCCACCCCGTTCAGGACCCTCGAGGACCTGGCCGGGCGCCCCGTCGTGGGCGGCCTCGACCTCGCCAGCGTCTCGGACCTTGCAGCGCTGTGCTGGCTGACCCCACGGCTCCCTGACGACCCAAAGGGGACGCCACTGTGGTCGGCCGTATGGCGCACGTGGACGCCAGAGGAGAACCTCAGGGCTCTGGACAAGCGCACGCTCGGCGCCGCCTCGCGCTGGGTGGAGCAGGGCCTGCTCGAGCTCACGCCGGGCGACGTGCTGGACTACGACGTCGTGCAGCGCCGCATCGAGGAGGACGACCGTGAGATGCAGGTAGAGGCGATCGGCTTCGACCCGTGGTCGGCCACTCAGCTATCGACTTCGCTCTATGGGCAGGGGCTCCCCATGGTCAAGGTCAGGCAGGGGTACGCGTCGATGAGCGCGCCACTGAAGCGGATGAAGGCTCTGGTTTACATGAAGGACCTCGGCCACCACAACCCGATCGCGGACTGGTGCATCGACAACCTCGCTGTTGCTCGAGACCCCGCAGGCAACGTGAAGCCAGACAAGGCGAAGTCCGGCGAGAAGATCGACCTTGTGGCGGCGTTGGTGACGGCGATGAGTCAGGCGATGATCTTCGACGCCGAGAAGGAGGCTCAGGCCGCCAGCGAGGAGCACGGCGCGGGCTTCCTGGTGTGATCGCCAGTAGGATTGACCCATGACACCAACCCGCATGACCGTAGCTCTGACTGACGACACACAGTTGTCAGTCCGAATCCGACCGATTAGTCTTCTGCTGTGGCGCGTTAAGCGTGTGCTCCGGCTGGAGGCTGAGCTGGACGGAGAGGCGCTGACCATGTGGGTGCCATGGAGGAGCGTGCTGGCTATCGCCGTCGCGCCGGAGGAGGAGAACGACTAATGGCGCTGACGGCGAAGGGCGGGGCGCTCGCCCGACTGACGGTGGCTGATCCGCCGATCACGTTGCGAAGCGTGCGCGGACGCTCCGCGACGGCTGGGTCCGTTGCCGGGATGAGCATCCGTGGAGTGTGGGAGAGCCAGCCGAGCGTGCGCAAGGTCGTGTCTTTCATGGCGAGCACGGTCGCTGCGCTCCCGTGGCGCGTCTACCGCGCTGAGGACGGAGGCCGGGAGCGGCTTCACGACTCCCCGGCCGAGACTATTGTGCGCAGGCCCACACGGTTCACATCTTCTGCGGACCTTGTGACTGGTTTTGCGCTCGACTGGCTGCTGTACGGCTCGGCCTGCGCGGTGCTGGTCGATGAGGAGATCGTCCGCGTCCCCGCGCCGCTGCTCATGCTCAGCACGGACGTGTTCGGCCGGGTGAACGACGTCGCCACGGTCGCTGGCGGGGAGACGGTCAGCCTGTCGGACCTCCCCGTGGCGCTCATGCACGGCTGGGACCCGGACGGCTCTGGCGCGGTCGCCCCCGTGCGCACGCTGCGCGCCCTGCTGGCCGAGCTCAGCGAGGCCGAGGGCTGGCGTCGCCGCATGTGGACCGATGTCCCGCGCGTGTCCGCTCAGGTGACCCGACCCAAGGACGCCCCACGCTGGTCGGACGAGAAGCGTGAGCGCTTCCTACAGGCCATGGCGGACTTCAAGTCCTCGACGTCGGGCGGCTCCATCCCGGTGATGGAGGACGGCATGAAGCTGGAGAGCGCGCCGCAGGTGCAGCCCGACCTCTCCAGCGCGTCAAGCGTGCGCACGCTCACTGACATCGAGGTGGCCGGCTACTTCGGCGTCCCGCCGGAGCTGCTCGGAATGCGCGAGGCGAACTACGGCGGCTACGCGGCCCTGCGCCGCGACCTGTACACCCGCGTGCTCGGCCCTCTCATCGGCCGCATCGAGGACGCCCTGAACGCCGAGATCGTCCCCGCGCTCGCCGGCGGCGACACCTCCGTCTACGGCGTGCTCGACCGCACGGAGGCCCAGGACGGCACGCTGCTCGAGCGCGTCCAGGCGCTCCAGTCCGCCACCGGCGGACCCGTGATGACGCGCGCCGAGGCACGCGAGCGGCTGGACCTGCCCTACCTCGAGGGCACGGAGGAGCTCATCGTCCCGCTGAACGTCATCCAGGGCGGCCAGGCCAGCCCCACGGACTCCGGATCGCAGAACCTCAACGGCTCGGACACGAACCAGCTCGACCACCGTCAGCAGGATCAGGCTGCCGAGGAGGGGAAGTCTCTGGCCCCAAAAGCGCGCATGGTCTTGAAGGCTGTGACTTCAAGACCGTCACCTTCGATTCTGGAGCAGATGCGCCGGGCCTACGTCGATGAGCTTCAGCGCGAGGGGCTGAGTGAGGCCGCCGTCGAAGCCCTGGCAGACCGCATCGAGCCGTTCCTCGCCGAGCAGGCCATCGAGGCCGCCAACGGCGTGATTCTCCGCTCGGGAACTGGCACGGAGACAATCGGACGTGGCGCGATTCGGAACTACATCCGGCAGATGGCCGAGGGCAAGGCCGACGCCGCCGTCGATGCTGCGATGCGTCTCCTCGGCGCCGTGTCGGGAGATGACGCGGCGCAGGACACGGCTAGGGAGACCATCGAGGATATCCTCTCGGAGGACCGCCTAGGTCTGTGGGCGGACGCCTCGACGAAGGACGCCACGGGCTTCGGCTCCCAGGAGGGGGCTCGCCGCTCCGGCGCCGTGAAGAAGATGTGGGTCCACAACGGGTCGAGCCACCCGCGCGCGGATCACGCCGCGATGAACGGTGAGACGGTGGACATGGACGACACGTTCTCCAACGGGATGCGCTGGCCGCACGACTGGGGTGGTGGGGACGCTGACGACATCGTGGGCTGCAACTGCGACATCGCTTACGTGTGGTGAACCGTAGGCTTAGACCATGAAGCGAACCGTTCAGAAGCACGCCCGCGCTTGTATCACCGTGGGTACAAGCAAGGCCGCGGCCGGCCGACGTCGTGAGGACGAGAAGCCCGAGGACGAGAAGCCCGAGGACGAGAAGCCCGAGGACGAGAAGCCCAAACGCAAGTCGGAGCCCGGCACCTTCACGGCCCTCGTCGCCGTCTTCGGCAACGTGGACTCCGACGGAGAGGTGACCGAAAAGGGCGCCTTCACCGAGGCGCTCGCCGAGCGCCCCACGGTGCCCATCATGTGGAGCCACGGCTACGGCACCTCCGACATCGTGGGCTACTCGACCAAGGCAGAGGAGACCGACGAGGGGCTGCTGCTGGAGTGGAAGGCGCTCGACACCGAGATCGGCCGCTCTGTCGCCGAGCTGCTCGAGGTCGGCGCCATCACGGACTTCTCATACTCGGCAATCGTCGAGGACTACACCGTGGAGAAGTCCGACGACGGCGAAATCCGCCACCTCACTAAACTGGACCTGTGGGAGGCCGGGCCGTGTCTGCGCGGTGCGAATCCTCTCGCCAAGCTGAAGTCTCAGGACGCACCTGAGACCGACGACGCCGCGCAGCGGACCGCCCGTGCCCGGCTGGCCCTCCTGGGCCTCTGACCACCGAAAGGAATGCACCGTATGAGCACTCGTGAGGAGCTGCTTCAGGAGGCCGGCGAGCTGCGCGCTAAGAGCGAGCTGACCGAGGCCGACATCGCCCGCGTTGACGAGATCGTGGACTCCGTTGCCAAGATGGACGCGCAGGCCGCCGCTCGCAAGACCGCCTCCGACAAGCTGGCCGCCATCGCCGAGCGCGCGCCCAAGGCGGCCAAGGCCGTCTCCGACGTCGTTGAGGTCGTCGGCAAGACCGCGGGAGAGCGCTTCGTCCTGTCCCCCGAGTGGCAGGCGTTCAAGAGCCGCTTCTCCTCCGGCTTCTCCAGCGCCACTGACCAGGTTGACCTCGTGGTCCGCGACCTGGTGGGCAAGGCCGACGTCGCTCACCGCGGCACCGCCACCACCGGCGGCTCGGCCTTCCACCTGGGCTCCCCGGTTGACGATGAGGTGCGCGCCCAGTACGGCCCGCTGCTGTCTGCCATCACCACTGGCACCACCGACGCTGCGGTGATTCCCTACCGCGCGCTGATCGCTGTCACCCCCGGCCCCGAGATCAAGGCCGAGGCCAAGACGGACAACGGCACCGGCGCCGCCGGCGGCGTGTTCCCCCTCGCCACCTTCGCCACCCGCGCCGACACGGCCACCACGACCACCATCGGCGAGGCCCTGCCCGTCACCGACGAGGAGCTCGCGGACGACTCCGTGATGGTCACCCTCGTGGGCGAGGTCCTCATGGCGCTGACCATGCAGAAGCTCGAGGGCGAGATCGTCGCCGGCACCGCTACCGGCGATCGCCCGCGTGGCATCATTGGCGCCCCCGGCGTGCGCACTCAGGTGAAGGTCGGCACCGGAAACGACGCCATCTTCAACACCCTGCGCAAGTCCCTGACCGCGCTCGGTGACTCCGCCCAGGGCGCCCAGATCGTCCTCAACCCCGAGGACCTCGAGGCCGTGGACCTCGCGCCCGACAAGAACGGACGCTACCTCGGCGCTGGCCCGTTCGGCTCGCTGAGCACTCAGCTGTGGGGCCACAAGGTCATCACCTCGACCGCCGTCGCCAAGGGCACCGCCCTCGTCGGTGACCTGAAGGCGTATGAGCTGTACTGGCGTGAGCAGTACGTCGCTCAGCTCTTCAACCAGCACAGCGACTACGCCCTCCGTGGCCTGTCGCTGCTGCGCGGTAAGTCCCGCGTGATCGGCGTGTTCCGCCGCCGCAAGGACGTGTGCGTGGCGACCATCGCCTGACGCACCTTGACGCCGAGGCCCCCGGTTGATCCCGATAGCGATCCCGGGGGCCTCGTGCTATGCGCCACACTTGACAACAGATCATTCGGCGACGTAGTGTGTGAACACACCAACCACCGAAGGGATCAACAATGAGCCTCGTCCGCAGCATCGCCTCCGCCGTCTCGATTGTGACGCTCGTCCTCGCCGCCATCTTCGCCGGCATGTACCTGCTCGGTGTCGGACAGCCCGACGACACCGAGCTGATCGCCCCTCAGGACGGCTTCACCAGCGTGTCCGTCCCCGCCCAGGAGGGTCAGCTGCGCGTGGATGAGCGACTCGTTGCCCCCGCTGCAGAAGCCCCGTCGTTCGCCTGAGGAGGCACACCATGCAGACCACGCGCTACCAGATGTTCCAGGACGGCTCAATCGCCACCGTCACCACCCGGATCGCCCGCCAGGGAATCACGGTCGAGACTGAGGAGGTGTACCCGGTCCGAATGGGCCAGGACCCTGAGTCGGTTCTCCCCTACGAGAGTCTCAAGATGGTCGCCGAGAACGTCGTGGATGAGCTCGCTGCGGTTCGGGAGGCGCTCATGCGCTGCGGGTACGCCTCCTCCTGCGCCATCCCGAACACACTGACCGTGTGCATCCCTGGGGGCACCTTCCCGCGCGTCGCCACCGTCTACGGAGACCCCGAGGGTGTCGGCATCTCGGGCCAGATGGCGGAGCCCTTGTCCCGCATTCTGGCTGCAGAGGGGGTTAACGTCAACGTAGACTGAGCCCATGGCCGCACACCTCTGCTCTATTGCCGCGCTCGCGCGCTCGCTCGGAAAGTCAGAACAGGACCCGAACCTGATCTACGCCGTCGAGCGTGCGAGCGCGCGTTTTCGTTCCGCCGTCGGCCACAATGTCACCAAGGAGACCAAGACCCTGGTTCTGGACCCGCCGGCGGGGGAGACGCTGCTTCTACCAGTCAAGGGCGTCTCAGCGCTCACCGTGAAGCTTGGTGGCATCCCGCTGGAGCACGTGACGTACTCCCCGCGCACGGGAGCACTGCGCCGCCACGGCGGCTGGGGCACCGAGCTGGGCACCATCGAGGTCACGTACACCGCTGGCACCGACGAGGTTCCTGACGACGTTGCGGATGCGGTGGCGGAGCAGGCCGCGAGCATCTACGCCACGCTCGCCACGCCCGGCGTTCAGCAGATCAGTCAGGGCGTCCGGTCCATCACCTTCGGCACGGCGTCCACCGTCGGCACCACACAGCGGTGGTCCGAGGCCGTGGAGCGGCACCGCATCGATGGGCAGGGCATCCTGTGAGCGTGTGGTCAACCCTTTTCGGGTCCGAGATTCTCACCGTCACCGAGCCGTCGGAGACCGAGGACGCCCACGGCGCCCCGCGCCGGGAGTACCCGGCGGCCAACGCCAGGCAGATCATGGGCGTTGACGTGCAGGCGGGCCCCACGGGGGAGAACAACTCACATCGCGAGGGCGAGTCGTGGGATCAGGTCGCCTACGTAGACGCGGCCGCGGCCGCCACGATCTCGAAGCATGCCCGCATCGACTGGCGTGGGGAGTCGTACCGGCTCGTAGGCCCCATTCGGATCATGACCGGAGCTGCACTCCTCCCGGACGCCGCAGTCCTCAACCTTCGTCGCTGGGAGGGCTGATGGGCTTCGCACGAATTGAGTTCCACTACGACGGGTTCAACGAGCTCCGCAAGTCATATCAGGATGAGATAGACGCCATCGGCGAGCGGGCCGCGGCCAGCGCTAACGCGATGACGAATACGGATGCTGGCGATAAGGACCGCGGCGGGCAGGACCGTGCCCCGGCCGAGCCCTTCTCGTACGAGGCGAAGCCGAACGCCACCCGAGCCCGCGGAATCGTCCGCACCACCACCTATCGCGGCCGCCTCGCCCAGTCGCGCGACGACATCCTCACCCGAGCAGTTCTAGGAGGCTGACCATGGCCCAGCTGATTCTCACCAAGGACCCTCTGCCGGCGCTCATCTCCGCGCTCCGCAGCGAGTGCACGAGGGTGGCGGGTGCACCAGTCAAGGTCTCCTCGATCCTGGCGAAGGACCCCGGCGCAGGGAACACGATCCACGTGTACGTCGCCGGCGGCTACCCGAAGACCATGGTGTCGTCCGCGGCAACGGTGCTCATGCACTGCTACGCCAAGGATGGCCCGTCGGCTCAGCGGTTGGCCGCCGCCGCCGCCGCTGTCGTGGCTCTTGATCGGCAGGAGTGGCACTCGGGGCGCGTGCAGAGCGGGCCCTACGACAACCCGCACCCGGACTATCCGCACCTGCACCGGTACTCGGTTCAGGCTGAGGTCACCACGGAGTCTGAGCGCCTCGACGTAGACTAGAGCCAAGCCCGCCCGAGGTGCGGGGGACCCCGCGCTACAAGGAGGACTGAATGCCCGTCAACGGCAAGAGCGATGCCTCGAACGTCATCGCACCCAAGCCGATGTCCGTCATCGGCGGTGTGTTCGTGTGCACTACCGAGGACGCCAAGAAGATCACCGCCCACGTTGACCTTGCCAATGCCCCGACTGGGGTGACGCTGGAGGCCATTGGCTACTTGACGGATGCCGGCCCGAAGCGCTCCATCTCCAACTCCACCTCGAAGGTGAAGGCGTGGGGCGGCGACGTCATCCTGTCCACCCGAGAGGGCGCCGAGGCCACCGTGGAGATTCCGGTCGCTGAGTACCTGAACATCACCGGCCACAAGCTCGTTTACGGCGACGCCAACGTCACCAAGACGGGCAAGAACATCAACATCGTCGGCAAGCTCAACGAGATTCCGCCTCACCGCGGAATCGTGGTCATCGTCAACACCGACGTTGCCAAGGGAACCATCGTCTACGACGACGCCCAGGCCGTTATCGATGGTGATGTCGAGATGAACGGCAAGGACATCATGGCCAACACCCTGAAGCTCGACCTGTTCCCGGTAGACGGGGCGTTCTACCGCGAGTTCTGGGTCAAGAACTGACACACCCAAACGCCAACCGAGAGGATCACACAATGACTAAGCCCGCCGCCGGCGCCTTCCTCGTCCCGGGAGCCAAGGCTGACAAGGCTGAGAACCGCTTCATCTTCCGCCTCCCCGGCGAGAAGGAGGACCGGTCGATGCCGCTCTTGAAGCACATTAAGGCGTCCTACCGCCGCCGCCTCTCTGAGGTGTCTCGCCGCCTGAAGGATGAGAACTCCTCTGAGGACGCTCAGGCGCTCGCCCGCCTCGAGGCCGAGGCGATCCAGTTCGAGATCATCGAGGACTGTTGCCCTGGTCTGACTGACGTCGTTTCCAGCGACCAGCTCGAGGCGATCATCACCGCTTGGGGAGAGGCATCCGGTACCTCTGTGGGGGAATCCTCGGCCTCCTGACGGAGGCCTACCGCTACGAGAACGCGGTGAGGTCTGACTTGCTTGGGATGGGGCGGTCACTCGACGACGTGTGGAGTGGCCGCCTCTCCTGGCAGGACCTCAAGGCATATCTCGTCAGCCCGCCGATGGGCTCGTGCCTGGCTGTGGTCCGAGGGTCGTGGTCCCCGAATGAGCACATGCAGTCGCTCATCGTGCACCTGCTGCGCGTCCTGTCCTGGCAGACCGCCGGCGACAAGCGCGTGGACCCGCCCGAGTACATGCCGGTGACCAACCTGATCCGCCCGCCTGAGAACGACACAGACAGTGCCACGCCGTATGGCGAGGGCACCTCGATTGACGAGATGCGACGCATCCTGAACCTACCGGAGGATATCGATGGCTGACGGGCCCAAGCTCGCAACCGCGTACTACGAGCTTATCGCTGCCTCTCCGGGCGCCGAGCGGCAGATTGCCGACATCATCCTCCCGGCCGCCGCTGGCGCAGGGTCCGAGGCGGGCAAGGCCGCTGGCGAGGCCATCGGCGCCGGCGGCGCAGACGGCGGGTCGAAGTTCGGCGGGCTCTTCGGGGAGAACCTGAAGGCATCGATCAACCCCACGCTGATCGCCGCCGCGCTCGGAGCCGCCGCCGTCGGCGTGGGCAAAGCCCTGTACGACATCGGGGCCGAGTTCGACGGGATGTCTGACACCATTCGAGCGGGCACCGGAGCCACGGGGGAGGCGCTGGAGAGTCTGGAGAAGAGCGCCCAGAAGGTCGCCACGACGGTGCCTACCACCTTCGAGGACGCCGGAACCACGGTGGCCGATCTGAACACCCGGCTTGGTCTCACGGGCGACGAGCTGGAGACCGTGGCATCGCAGGTGATTGCAGCCGGTGACCTCTTCGGGGAGAAGCTCGACGTCGGCAAGCTCTCCTCGGCAATGTCCGCCTTCGCCATCCCGGCGAGCGAGACGTCCGAGGTCATGGATGAGCTGTTCCGAATCAGCCAGGCCACCGGCGTGTCGATAAACACCCTGGCCGACTCGTCTGCCAAGGCTGCGCCCACCCTCGGCAACCTCGGCTTCGACGTCGAGGACGTTGCGACGCTGGTCGGCCGCCTCGACAAGGCGGGGCTCAACTCAACGGCCACCATCCAGGCCATGGGGAAGGGCATGGTCTCGCTGGCTAAGGACGGCGAGGCGCCCAAGGACGCATTCAACCGCGTCATCGGGGAGATCGACAACCTGGTCAAGTCAGGTGACGAGGCCGCAGCGCTCACTCAGGCCGGCAAGATTTTCGGAACCAAGGGCGCGCCCCAGTTCCTCGAGGCGCTGAAGTCCGGGGCGTTCGACCTGAACACTCTCCGAGAGTCCATCGGCGCCACGGGTGACACCATCCTCGGCGTCCAGGCGGACACTGCCGACGGCCCCGAGAAGTTCCAGATCGCTGTGAACAAGGTCAAGCTCGCGCTACAGCCGCTTGCCGCGACCGTGTTCGATGGCGTGGCGAAGGCGCTCGACTGGCTGACGCCGAAGATGGAGGCGTTCATCGCCTGGGCGCAGGAGAACCCCGAGCTCATCAAGGGGATCGCTATCGCGCTCGGCGTTCTGTCCGCGGCGATCTTCGTCGCAGCTGCGGCGCAGTGGGTGATGAACAGCGCCCTGCTGGCGTCCCCGATCACCTGGATCATCATCGGCATCGGGGCGATCATCGCCGCCATCGTCCTGCTCATCGCCAACTGGGACTCCGTATGGCCCGTGCTGGTCGGGGCCTGGGACGCCATCGTGGCCGCGTGGGACGCCGCGTGGGGGTGGATCAAGGGCTTCTTCTCCGGCCTGTGGGAGAGCGTCACGACGTTCGTCGCCGGCATCCCCGAGGCGATCATGAATTTCTTGTCCGGGGCCTGGGACACCATCTCGGCGTTCTTCACCTGGATGTGGGAGGGCCTGGTCAACTTCATCACCGGTATTCCCGATATGATTATGAACGGGCTGGGAACGCTGTGGGATGCGCTCGGCCAGGCGTGGGCCTGGTCCTGGGAGGCAATCAAGGCCGTTCTCTACGGCGCCCTCGTGGGTCTCCTGTTCATCCTCATCGGTATCCCCCAGATCGCGTGGAAGTTCCTCACCGAGCTGTGGAACGACCTGCCGGCGATCTGGGCCGCGGTATGGAACGGAATCACGACGTTCTTCTCCAACGTGTGGAACGGTCTGGTGAACACCGTCAAGTCCATTGGGTCCGCGGCTGTCAACTTCGCCGTGAGCATGTGGAACGCCATCCCCGGCGTGTGGAACTCCATCTGGAACGGCATCACGTCGTTCTTCTCCAACGCCTGGCATGGTCTCCTGAGCACCGCAAGCAGTATCGGGTCGAGCATCGTCAGCTTCGTATCCAATATGTGGAACTCGATTCCTGGTTTGTGGAACTCGGCGTGGAACGGGATCAAGAGCCTCGTGACCAGCGCCATGACTGGGATGTGGAACGGGGTCAAGGAGATCGGCTCCAGCATGCTCGACTGGTTCCGCCAGCTCCCACAGAACATCATCAACATGTTCAGCAACGCCGGCTCTTGGCTCGTGAACGCTGGAAAGAACATCATCACCGGTTTCCTGAACGGGCTGAAGTCCGCCTTTACTCAGGTGCAGGACTGGGTTGGGGGTATCGGTAACTGGATCGCCGAGCACAAGGGCCCGCGCGCCTACGACCTCCGACTGCTGGTCCCCGCCGGTGGCTGGATCATGGATGGTCTCCAGACCGGTCTGCGTGGCGCCATGCCGGAGCTCGAGCGGACGATGCGGGACATCACCAACGGGGTCAGAGTCGGGTTCGAGGACCCGGCCGCGCGCACGGCGTGGAAGGTCAGCCGGGGCTTCAGCCCCGACGTCGAGCTCGGCCCCACGGCCCCCGGCGGTGTTCAGCCCACGATCAACATCACGAACAACTACCCGCAGAAGCAGGAGGACTGGAAGACAAGGAACGACGTCGCGCAGGGCATCGCCCTGGCCCTGTCCTAATAGACTGGGGTCATGCCCAACGACACGTACTCAATTGATGGCGTCCCGCTGGATGATCCGGCGGGACGCTGGCGACTCACGGAGAAGACCGAGCTCCCACAGTGGGGTGCGATGGTCTCGCCCAGCGTCAAGGTGCCCCGCCATGACGGGGTGCTCGCGCTCGCCCCGATGGCGGCCGGCGTCTCCACGGTGAAGCTGGAGCTGCTCATCCTCGCCGCACACCAGACCACCGGGCTGCGCACCCTGCGCCGCATCACGGGCGGTCGGACGCTGCACACCATGGGCTGGACCCGCCGCGATGGTGAGGAGCTGGAGGCTCTGGTGCGCGTGTCGAGCTCGGTCGCCGCCAAGCCCAAGGGCGTCGATGGCGACCTCCTGGTCTCCTTCACCCTTGAGGCGGTCGCCGGCGAGTGGCGACGAAAGACCGCCGAGCGTGTCGATGCAGTGACGAACGGACGCAAGTCCTTCCCTATCATCTCCGGCAAGGACGCCCTCGCCACCCACATCGCGGTGAAGGCGGACACCGACGGCGGAACCGTCACGGTTCGGGACACCCTCGGGGACTCGATTCTGTCCATCGGCCGCGTGCCGAGTCAGCAGTGGCTCGTCATCAACACTGAGGACTGGGACGTACGCACCGTGCCCCTCGGCCGGGAGAACAACGCCGCCGATGCGGACCCGAACAGCTTGCCCGTCGCTCAGCGGTCGGTGCCCACGCTGTCGATCTCCCCAGGGGGGTTCAGGATCGTGCAGCGTGAGAACGGCGATGGGGTCATTGAGGTCAACGGTGGGTCCGCGATCCTCTGGTGGAAAGGGGCGTACTGACGATGAGCATTGGAACTCCGAAGATGATGCTGCGCGCTGCGGCCTATGGGGCCTACGGCGGCGACCGCATCGGGGTCCTTCACCATGCGACCAAGATCAGTCTGACTACCTCGGTGTCGGGGGTGCCCACGCTTCGCCTGACTCACACCGAGGAGCCGAACCCGGCGCTGGAGGAGGAGAACGAGATCGCCGTCGAGGCGTCTCTCGACGGCGGCCGCTCATGGTTCGAGCCCGCCGGCGGCCGGTTCCTCATCCGCAAGGCGACGTGGAACCTCCTGTCTGACGGAACGAAGTCGCGCACCATCGACTGCGTGCACATCAGCGCCCGGCTGAAGCAGGCCCTCGTCTGGGAGGAGAACTTCAAGCTGCGCCGCGACTACGACAAGCCTGGCCAGGGTGTAAGCACGACGGACATCCCGGCTGACCTATTCATTCAGGTCTGGCAGGCGGCCCGTAACCGCGGGTGGGGCGCCGGCCTCTCCTACGAGGGGGCCGCCGCTGCGGATGCCAACGGGAACAGCTGGGCGAAGTTCCCCAACGTCAAGGGCATGGAGGTCAAGTGGTCCTCCACCCTGTGGCAGCTCATGGAGACGTTCCAGAAGATCGGCGCCCTGCTTCCTCGCTGGGAGGGGCGCAAGCTCCTGCTCGTGCCTCCCGCTCGCAAGCCGCTGGAGTCGCTGCACCCGAAGCGCTGGCCCGCCGGCCGCTCCACCGGGGGGACCAACTCGCTGTCGTGGGCAGACATCGCCACCCGTATCCACGTCCTGGGCAAGGACGGCAAGCGGTACACGGTCAATGTCCCCACAGATGAGAACTTCAACCCGAGGGACACACGAGAGCTCTCGCTGGAGGCCAACTGGGTTGACTCTCAGAACACGGCGGAATACGCCGCGCAGGAGGCTCTGGTGGAGCGCTCCGCCCCCAAGGAGGAGATCGTCCGCGACTGGTCGGCTGACAAGCCCGGGTGCTTGCTCCCTTGGCAGGACTACAACGTCGGGGACTGGTTCTGGGTCGAGAGTGCTGCGGGCAAGGATCAGTGGCTGCGCGTCACCTCGATCCAGATCGACTACGCCGAGGGCCACTGCTCCGGCTCCACCATCTTCGGGACCCGCATCGCGGACGGCCAGACTCGGCTCGCGCAGTACATCGCGGCGAACCAGACCGGAACGGCCCACACCTCGACGTCGGAGCGAGTGAGATCACGCTCCACAAATCCTGCGGCTCAGCGCCCGGGCATCATCGCGGCCGACACGGTGTCGGTCATGGGCCGCGTGGACGAGACAGGCACTGGCCTGGCTACGTGGACGACCATTTCTTGGCCGGCCCCGAAGTACACCTCTGACGGTGCACCTCTCACCGCCAAGATCAGGGAGTACGAGGTCCGTATCGCCAGAGTGGTGAACTACGAGAAGACCGGGCTGAAGGACTGGGCGCAGACCGCGGTCCTCTCGACGTCGGCCAACTCCGTGGCGTGGGCAGACGCCGTGCCAGGCGAGCGGTACCTGTTCTGGGTGCGCGCCATCACGGAGGAGTACGCGGAGGGCGACTGGGACACCCTGCACAACCCCCCCATGCTCATGCTGGAGTGGACTGTCCCGCCAGTTCCGACGCCCTTCAAACCCCGGTTTTCGTCGCAGTTCGGTGTCGTGTCTGTGGGGCTGGATGACCGCACGCTCGAAGAGATCAAGCGTCCGCCGTGGTGGGTGGACAAATGGCAGTTCTCACTGGTCCCAGCCACCTCGACCGAGCCCCCGGGTGGGTGGGACGTGATGGGCACATTCAGCCGGGAAATCAAACAGACTCAGTATCAGGTACGCTCCGGCATCAAGTACGCGCTGAGGGTCCGGTACGTGGCCTTCAACGGAAAAACCGGGGGTTGGTCCCCGCCGAACATCCAGACGGTGAACTCTGCGATCAACCTGGATGAGCTGGCGAAGAAAATTTCGGGCTCCCAAGAGCTCCTCGAGGGGGCTAAGGCCGCCATCGATCAGGAGCTTCAAGCCGTCAGAGAGGCACAGGAGAAGCTCGCGGGGGCGATGTGGGGTGGCCAGTTCCCACCTGACGAGGGCACACCCGGTGAGTCCCTGTGGCTCGACCCGTTCGGCGACGTCTACCGGATGAAGAGCCACTACTGACCGATACGCTAGAAGCACCTACTGACAGGAGGAAACATGACCAACGCAGCGGTGACCGACGTCCAGTGGTCCCCGAACTACTCCAGCGGCCGCCCCTACGGCGACCCCGACTCCATCACGATCCACCACTGGGGCGTCGATGGGCAGTCTCACCAGAACGTGGTGAACTACCTGTGCCGTGACGACGGCAACTCCAGCGCCCACTACGTCGCCAGCGCCGGCCGCGTGACTCAGCTGGTGCACGACTACGACCGCGCGTGGCACGCCGGCCCCGGCGGCAACCCCCGCTCCATCGGCATCGAGTGCCGGCCGGAGATGACCGACGGCGACGTGGCGACCGTGGTCGGCCTGATCCGGGCCATCCGTGCCGAGCACGGCCCGCTCCCCATCGTGGGCCACCGGGATTGGATGAGCACCGACTGCCCCGGCCGCTGGTACTCGCACCTGTCCGAGCTGTCCAACGGCTCCAGCTTCGGGGCCGCTCAGTCTCCCGCTCCTGTGAAGGATGAGAACCCCTACACCGGAAAGTGGAACGCCAGCGACGGCCAGGGCGAGCTCCGCATCTCCGGCATCTTCGGCATGGCAACCATCGGCCGCCTTCAGCAGGTCATGGGGACCACCATCGACGGAGTGCTCGACGAGGACGGCTCCCCCGCCATTGAGCGGTTCCAGGCGTTCCTCAATTCTGCGGTTCACGCGGATACGCAGATCGCGCTGAACGGGTACCCGGCTCTGGAGACCGACGGCATCCTGGGCCCCAACACCTGGCGCACGTTCCAGTACTTGACCCTGGCCTGGCACAAGGAGTACGTGCCTGCTGGCTGGGACTTCGCCGACTGGGTTGACGGGGAGCCCGGCACGGCCACGATCGGGGCGCTCCAGCGCGCGCTGAACGTCTCCAAGTCGGGCACCGGCAAGCTCTGGTGACCCGGTAGCCTGTCTGTATGGCTGATACAGACAAGACACCTGAAGCGCCGTCCGCCATCGAGGTGGGCGGCGCTTCCGTACCCTCACAGATCACGATCAACATCGGGGGCTCCTCGGCGACTCCCGCCCCGCAGAAGCCAGTGGACCTGAGCGGCTACGTCCGCAAGGAGGAGCTCCCGGCCGCGCCGGACCTCAGCGGCTACGTCCGCAAGGAGGAGCTCCCGGCCGCGCCGGACCTCAGCGGCCTGGTGCAGAAGACCGAGCTCGACGAGACGCTGAAGGGCTTCACCAAGGCATCCCAGACGGCCGCGATTGCCGACTCCATCCGGGCCACCCGAGCCAAGGCAGAGTCAACGGCGGCGACGGCGGAGGGGATCGCCAGGGACATCGCCGCTACACATGCCGCGGTGGTGGACCTGACTAGGCAGCCCCGCATCGTGCGGCTCGACGTCGGCGCCCCGGTGCCGGCCGGTACGCCCCGCGGCGCCCTGATCTTCCGCACAGACAAGGTGCTGACCACCTCGGACCGGGAGTTCCCACCGCTCAACGAGTGGTCGCTACTCAACGTCACGGCCGAGCCAGACGGTTACCACCTGCCCGGCGTCGGGGGCTCTATCGTCCCGAAGGTGGATCAGATGAAGCCTTCCGACGGCCAGTGGGAGATCACGCTCACCTACTCGTGGCACGGCAACTTCGGCGAGCCGGAGATGACGTCCTACGTGTACAACGGGCGCACCTTCGAGGAGTTCGGAGTGACCAAGCTCGACCAGGGTGCCAAGCTCGCGGACTGGACGCTGAAGGCCGGTGACCGCGTGACCGCGAAGCTGACGGTTACCCCGAAGAGCGACACAGGGGCGACTGACCTGTGGGCGCCCTGGATCGAGGCGCCGGCGAACGGCTTCGTGGTCCACGACGTCACGGTGCGCCGGGTGGCCTAGACTGGGGTCATGGCCACACGATCGATCACTTTTGTCTCGCCTGCGGCGGGCTGGGTTCAGGTCTCTCCTGTCCTGCCCGCCGCAGGCGGCGTTGACGTTACGAACCTCCCCGATGTGGCTCTTCGTGAGACGCCCGGGCGAGGCACCTACTCCATCACCTGGGACGACGAGGGCTGGAGCGACTGGTCCGCGTCGGGAGCTGTCTCCGACGGCGGCTCGGTGCAGACCACCAGCGACCTGACTCCCGCCGGCATCCAGTCGATGCTGGAGGCTTCAGCTGAGAAGACCTCGGCTAAGCCGAGCGGCGGCGCCGGTTCCCCGGGCCCCGCCGGTCCGCCTGGGCCCCCGGGTGCACCGGGTGCACCGGGCCCCAACAACCTGCGGGTGCTGGAGAAGACTCAGCCTGTCCCGCCGAGCACGCCGGCGAACACCGTCCTGGTAAGGAAGGTGGGCTGATGGCAGACTCAGTTCTCCCGGTCTTCGGCGCCTGGTGGCGCTCAGCTGGTACTCGCCTTGGCGACGGAGCTGTCCTGCCCGATGGGGCGACCTCGACGCCCTACGACGGCTCCGCTGCGCCGATCGGGGGCAAGCGCTGGAGCGCCGAGATCGTCTACACAGCCGACTCCCCCGTCTCGCTGTCGATCAAGCACAACCACTTCAACGCCGGCAAGACGAAGATCAGGCAGACGCCGATCGATGACTTCCCGCTCGCCGCGGGCACCGCCGTGTCCCGACGCATCGACTTCGTGCTGACTTACACCGAGCTACCGAACTGGCTCCCCTCGCTCGGCGCGGTCGGCGGGCAGATCAGCTTCTCCTCGGTGAAGATCTACGAGACGCCGGCGCCGACGGGGCCGACCATCACGGTGTGGGACGGCCGCGAGGAGGTCCCCGCCACGATCTCGGTGTGGGACGGCCGCAAGGAGGTCGCCTGCACCGTCGAGGTCTTCAACGGCTAGACTGGTCCCCGGCCCACAAGGCCGAAAGGAGGAAACCATGCCCGGAAAGCACGCATCTGGTAAGTTCACCTTCACCGCGGAGCAGCGCAAAGCCGCCTACGGCGTCATCGCTGCTGTCTTCACCTTGGCCGTCGCCTACGGCGTCATCACGGCGGAGAATGCGGAGGCAGTCATGCGCGCCCTGGAGCAGCTCGCTCCGGTCGCCATTGCACTGTTCGCTCGCCACCACGTCGAGACCGAGTGAGTCCTTGGTAGGATGATCTCGTGCTCCTCTCGGGGGCTGGGTTGGGATGCGAATCGCCCTCACTGCTAAGCGGTGGGGGCGTTTCGCTACGATTGGGGCATGGATAACCAGCCCAAGATTGACGCAGCCGACATCATCAACCGACTCTCCGCCGAGCTCTCGGCCATGACTACGCGAGCCGTGCTCGCTGAGTCTCGCCTTGCCGAGCTGGAGAGCGAGCAGGCCAAGGACGGCGCTGAGTCCTAATGGGGAAGCAGCAGACATCCCCCAAGGGGAGCGTGTGGGCCGAGGTCGAGGACGACCCGGCCCTCTCCTCTGCGGCCAAGCTGGCGATCGCCACGCTTCAGGCCGCAGGGAAGGTCCCCGTAGGGACGAACCGCATCATCGACGCCGGCGCCCTTCAGGACCCTGCTGCGCGCACCATCGCGGCCGGAGTGGGGCGCTTCCTGAAGATCGAGGCCAACCAGATCATCGCCGGCTCCGGAAACTTCGACGAGGCCGTGGCGAAGAAGCTGTGGTCCCAGATCGTCACGGCAAAGGAAGGTGTCTTCGACAAGATCAGGTCCAACATGCTCGCCGTCGGGGCGCTCGACGGTCAGCAGATCACCGGTGCCACGATCCGCACGGCCAACTCGGGCAGGCGCGTCATTCTCGACGCCAACGGACTTCGCATCGAGGGCGGTGAAGCGGGAGATGACGCGTTCCGCATCGACGCCGTGACAGGGCGCGTGACCATGACCGGCGGCATCGTCGCTCGGGACGACTGGTCTTGGGTCAACTTCTCGGACTGGTATCTCCAGAACAGCGATTCCGGCGGCGACCTCGGGATGGGGATCGGGTTCAACCGGTCCGTGTCTCCGGCTCCGTTCCCGGGCGGCATCTACCTGTTCAAGGACAAGGGCGGCACGCTGGGGACTGCGGTCACTCCGCCGCACTACGCCGGCCGGCAGGCGGGACGCCTGGAGCTTCAGCCCGAGAAGCTCACCTGGGGCGGAGACGAGTCGAGCATCTACATCGACCGTGAGGTCCTCCTGTTCAAGGCCGCTCGAAGCAGAATCATTCTGGAGGCGAGACCATCATTCGTGGCCTTTTCGTCCGGGTACAGCCGCACGCGGCTGTACCTCGGTGGCTCCGGCACCGGAGCGTTCGCCCACCTTGGGGACCTGACCAGCTCCTCTACGGGCCTCACGGTGGCCCATGGTTGGGCGCAGCTGAGCTCCCTGGACGGTTTCAAGAACCACGGGTACGTGACGATCAGCGGAAACTCGGCATCCATGTGGTCAAAGGAGAACGGCCACTTCATCAAGGTGTCAAGCAATGGCCTCACCTCGTCGGGTAGAACCAAGCAGTTCATCATGCATGTTCCGAGGATGTCGAGCGAGCGCGACGGGGAGATGCTCCGCCACAAGTGCACCGAGTCCCCCTACGACGGCATCGAGTACTGGACGAAGCTCACCCTCGACGAAGCCGGGGAGGCATCTTGGGACCTTCCCGACTACGTGCCCGTGATTGCTTCCCGCCGGGCGCCTTGGGCGGTGCTGGCCACCGCAGACCGTGGCGCGGTGAACGCGACACTGGATCGGGGCGAGTCGCTGTACCGAGTCCACGTCAAGGGTGCGCCCGGGGCAGAGGTGTCCATACTGGTGAAGGGCGCGCGCATCGTGGAGATGGAGGGTGCGGCCGGCGGTATCAGTCGTTGGGAGGACCTTGGGGATGAGAGCCCCTGGGTCGAGAACCCCGTCGCCGACGAATTCAACGCGGGAGACTTCCCCAAGCACGAGAGCGGAGAGATCATCTGGTGAGGACGACATGGACCTGATTGAAATCACGCCGCACGTGGTGCCCCTGCTCACCGCGATGGTGGCGGCTGCGGCCGCCATGGGCGGAGCGTCCCTTACTCGCAGGACTCAGCGAGAGGCGAGCAAGGTACAGATTCTCGACATTACCGTGCAGCACCTCGCCGACCGGGTTGAGGCGCTGGAGAAGTCGGTCGCCGTTGCGGAGTCCCGGCGCGACGAGGCCGTGGAGTCAGAGCGGGAGGCGCACGCGGTGAAGTGGATAGCCATTGACTACGCCGGCCGCCTGCTCCGGTGGGCTCGAGCTCGAACGGACGACACCCCTCCTGAGCCCCCGGCTGAGATCGAGAAGCATCTATGAGACGAAGAGCCCGCCGCACCGTGATGGTGCGGCGGGCTCTTCAGCTTCCTAGGGTGTCAGCTCTGGGCCGGGGGCTCAGGGGAGAGGTAGACGGTGTGGGCCTCGCGGTAGCGGGGGTGGCTGGGGTCCCAGTAGGCGCGCTTGGGCAGGGGGCGGGCCTTGCCTCGGGCGGCGCGGACGATGTTGAGGATGACGCCGGCGACGGAGGCGATGACGAAGGCGGTGATGGCGAGGAAGATGAGGGCGAGGAGGATCATTGGTCTGTGCCTTTCGGGGTTGGGTTGAGTGGTTGGGTCAGCGGTTGTTCTTGAGCCGGCGGGTGAGCCAGGCGCTCAGGATGAGGGTGGAGATCAGGGTCCCGAGGGCGAACGCCTGGGTGATCGCGGTGGGGGCAGCGGCCAGCAGCAGGACGGAGACGCAGAGCGCGAGGCCGGCGATCCAGCCGGCGAGGCTGGTGCCGAGGATGAAGGTGGCGTCCTGGTTCATGACTTCACGGTCGAGGTCGTTGGTGTTCACAGCTTGGTGTCCTTTCTCTGGCTGAACAGGCCGGAGTCGATGTCCTGAAGGAGCCCGGCGAAGTAGTCGTAGCCGTTGTAGGTGAGGTCGGGGATGACCCCATGGGCGACGATCTCACCATCGGTGCGGATGCTGAAGGCAACGGAGTCGTTGTCCAGCACCTCGGCGTAGAACACGGAGCGGCTGAGCGGGTTCGGCTTGATACCGACCACGTGGCCGTTCTCGCGGACCAGCTGGCCTTCGTAACCGAGGGCCATGTCCATCGACTGCATGATCTGGAGCGTGTCGTTTGCCATGGCTCAAATATATGCACAAGCACGGCGGCCACACAAGTTCTGTGGCCGCCGTGCTCGCGTGATGCTCGTCACCAAAGGCGCCAGGCCAGCGCGTCACCGTCCTTCACCTCGAAGCTCAGGACACTGGACGCTGTTGAGTCGCCGGAGATGTTCGTCCACCAGTCCGACCCTCGATCCGCTGACGGGCAGGAGATCACCCACCGGCCGTCGCCGACCTGACTCACGCCGAAGTTGTGCCAGTGCCCGTGGACCAGCACGTGGGCACGCTCTAAGCCGCTCCTGCGTCCGAACGCCTGGCCCCTGAACCAGTCACCCACCTTGGACTGACGACCCGCCAGATGGCCGTGTGTGAAGCCCACAGCGGTGCCCCCGACGTCCACGGTCACGGACTCCTCGTGGGGGAGCGGCCGAGCGAACTCGACGTGCTCGAATCCAGGGCGGCCAGCTACGACGTCCTCGACGTTCTCCGAGATCACCAGCCCGAAGTCGTCGAACGGAGCGTTGGCCCGCATACCCTTGCCCAGGCCAGTTCGGACCTGGCAGTGGTTGGACGGAACAGCGACGTAGACGAGCCGGCCGCAGAACGGAGCGAGCTCCGCCACCGTCTCGGCGAGGATGCGCTGCGCAACCCTGATCTGGGTGGTGAGCGCGATGTCGTTCGTCTGAGCCTGGCTGGACACGTTCCAGAAGCCCTCCGTGACATCCCCGACGTCGGCCAGCACGAGGGTGGACAGACCACCTTCCTGGATCGATGCCTTGAACGACCGCACGGCGCTGCGGACACGGGCGATCGTCTCGGCCGTCCCGCCTCGGGAGCCCACCTTGCCGATCTGGAGGTCAGACAAGCAGAGCACGGCGTGCTTCTCCGGCGCGAGCGGGTCCCGCTCCCACACCCCGGGGTCGCGGTCGAACACCGGCAGCAGGTCGTCGTAGGACAACCCCCGGGCCTCGGCCATCTCGACGGCGCCGGGCTTCCACATGATCTTTTCGTAGGAGCCATCTGGGAGACGGATCGTCTTCCCCCGCTGCACGATGGCGTTCACCGGGACGTCGTTGAAGAACGCGTCGTGACCCTGATCGGGGGCGCCGCGGCGCTTCAGCTTGGCGCGATGGCGGCGTACCGACGCCTCGGAGGTGCTGAACTCGTCCGCGATCTCCTGATTGGTGCGCTGCTGCTCGCGGGGCAGCAGGTCGTTGGCGATGATCGCCTCATCGAGCGGGGTCATCGAGCGACCCCAGCAATCTCCCGCAGCTCCGCCGGGCGGTAGCCGCTCAGCGCGCGGACAAGAGTGCCCGACTCGTTCCGAACCTCAACGATGGGTGCTGAGGTCATGCCGAGCGCCCGCGCGTTGTTGAGGACCCGCTCAGCCTCGGGGCTGCCGTCGTCGAGCGACCGGCTGTCGTAGGTGGCGCCGAGCTTGTCGAGCATCTTCATGGTGAGTCGGCAGGGCTGGCAGTTTGGTTGGTGAAAAACGGTGATGTGTTGCATGTCTTCTGAGGTTAGTCGCGCTTGCCGGCGATCTTGCAGATCCCCCGGACGAGCTTGGTGGTTGCGTCTGACAGGCGGGTGTGGAACCGAGCCACCCCGATTTCTCGACCTCGGTCGAGGACGATGATGACGTTACGCGCCCGGTTGTAGTCGAGGGACACCTCGCGGCTGATCGCTTCGGCTCCGATGTCCTCAGCAGAGCTCCCCATCGCTTCGGCGATGCGAGCTCGCAGGGCCCCGGGGAGCAGCCCGGCATCGGCAAGGGCGAGAACCTCCCCGATGGTCCACTCAGGTCGGCGAGCCAGGCGCTCGGACAGGTTGCCCGCCTTGGCGCCGAGCGGGTCCGCGATCCGCTTCATGTCCCGCTGGTAGTACTGTCCCCGGTGGTATGCGAGGTCCTCAAGGTGGTCGCAGATTTCTGCGGTGGCTCGCTCGTCCTGCTCGACGGCGAGCGTGCTGAGTTGGCGTTTCACTGGGCGGCCACCTCCGCGAATCCTCGCGAGAACCAGTCCGCCGCCTTCCTCGCGAGCCCCTCCCGGCCCGCGGAGGAGTAAGCGCGAATGCGGCCCGTCTCTGTGAGAGTCCGTACCGTAAGCGACCGCTCAATCGCTCGCAAGGTCCAGTATCCGCGGTTATCCACGCCGAAGCTCCTCGAGGTGTGCGTCGCCCCTCTCTTCTCATCAAAGAAGACGCAAACGCTCTTCGGCGTGACTCGGATGTCCTTGACGTGGGCAGGGAGCACGGCTCGGAGTGCCCGCTCCATCTCCTTGGCAAAGTCCTCGACGATGATGGTTTGTGTCGCCATTGGGTTCCTCCTTGGTTGGGTTGTATTGGGTATATCATGTGCAGATGTTCTGCGACTAGTCAAGTTCATCCGCGTCCGTTAGCTTCCTGTAACGGTCCACGACGCCGCCGGCAGCGCGCAGGTGCAGGCCCGGCGCCCACGGCAGGTCGGAGCTCATGATGTCCCGAACCTTGTGGAACGCCTCGATGCCGGCGGAGGACGGCTTCCCGGTCGAGTAGTCCCACCACTCAGCGGGCCCCTTAATGAGCACCTCGTCATGGACGTGGGCCACGATCTCGAACCCCGCTCGGTCCAGCCGCACCATCGCGGACGCCAGGCAGTCCCGGGCCACGGCCTGCACGAGGTTCTCCGTCAGGCGTCCACCGAACGTCTCGACGGCGATGCCGCGGCGCGCGTCCCAGAACGCTACGGACGGACGGCCCCAACGGTCCTGCGTCGCGCGGATGCCCCGGTAGATCAGGGTCCGGCCGCTCGGCAGCAGCATCCTGCGGAAGGCTCGGCCGAAAGAGTCCTGTCCAGCGACGATGCGCTCGCCGCCAGTGCGGAACTCGCGGCCGAGCTGATCCCACAGCGCCGTGATGTGCGGGTTCGCTCGGCGCCACGCGTCCACCTGGGCCTGAAGCGCCTCATCGCTCGGGCCGTCACCGGCGAACGCGCGCAGGCCGTTCGGCCCCGCGCCGTATCCGCAGCCGAGCAGGGCGGTCTTCCCCTCCTGGCGAGTCATCTCATGCCCGACGGCGGAGCTCATGCGTGATGCTGTCTCGACGTAGAGGTCCCGCTTGGCCTCGTAGGCGTCGAGCACCCACTGCTCGCCGGCGAGCCAGGCAAGCACGATGGCCTCGATCGAGGTGTAGTCGCAGACGATCAGGGGTCCGGCGATGACCGAGCGCACGCACGCCGCGACCTCGGTGGGGCTGACAGGCTCGCCGAGCAGGCACTTGTCGAGCACGTCGTCAACTGTCTCGCCCTCGGGCAGCTGCTCCCGGGGGAGGTTCTGCGGCTGGAAGCCACTCCCGCTCCAGCGGCCCGTGTGGGCGCCGAGGTATCGGAGAGTCCCCCGGGCCCGATCCCCAGCGCCCCGCCGTAGCTCGGCCGCCGCGAGCTTCTTGCCCGCGACGCGGGCCGACGCGACGCGCAGCACGGCCACTCGGCGCACCTCGGCCGGCAGCGACTCGTCCGCGGCCAGGGGCTCGACAGTCCCTCGGCGAAGATCGGGGAGGCTGAGTCCCTTGGACGCAAACCACGTGTGAAGCTGGGCGGTGCTGTTCGGGTTCGCCAGGCCGGTGATCCGCTTCAGCTCCTCGGCCTGAGCGCGAACGTTGTCGTCCTCGCAGCGCTGTAGCGCGTGGAGCAGCTCGACGTCGAGGGGCAGGCCGGTGTCCGTGATCTTCTCTGCGGTGAGCTCGACGGCGCGCTCGATGGTGCGATCGTGCGCCAAAGGAGACCGATCAACGGCCAGCCACTCGCGCTCCAGCGCTCGGTGGACCTGACGGAGCACCTCGACGTCCTGGATGCCGTAGGCGCGGAACTCGGCCCAGCGCTCGGGGTCGTCACCCGGCATGCGGCGTCCGCCGGGGAACGTCTTGGTGGCCGCCTGCGGCTTGGCGAAGCGGTTGATGAGCAGCGTCCCGGCCGTGTCCTTGTCCTCGCACTTCAGCGCCTTGGCGAGGCTCTTCAGCGAGCCGGGGAGGCCGAGGAGGTAGGCCCAGTGCATGGTGTCGATCCACTCGGCGGGATCAAGGTAGTTGCCAGTGGCGCGGCCGTTGGTGTACGCGCTGACCTGGATTCGGTCGAACGCGGCGTTGTGGGCGACCTTGGTGATGTTGCAGTCCTGGATGAGGCCAAGGAACTCAGACCACAGCTCGGGGTCGTGGCCCTCGGTGGTGGGCCCCTCGGTGATCTTCACGGGCTCGTCGTCGAGCGCCCACATCGCGAGGGTGATGCAGGCTTCAGGGCTCTCGGCGTAGCGGTGGGCGCCGGCCGAGATGTCGATGTCGGAGAAGGTTTCTGTGTCAAGGTATAGGGTTGGCATGGCTACAGAATATGACGAAGCCCCCGGTGTCCGCAAGTTCTGCGGCCCGGGGGCTTCGTCACTCACTCATCCCCTAGTCTCTTCAGCTCCCTGTCGATGTACCACCTCGCTTTCTTCAGGTCCTCGATGGTCTTCATCGCGTCCTTGCGCCCTGCCCGGGCGATGTACTTGACCGCGTTCCCGCGGTTGAAGTTGAGGTTCTCCGTGATGTCGATGACCTCAGCGCCGTTGGTCCATCCCTCGGTGTAGTGGCTCGGGTGGTTCACCGCGTCACGTGCATCTCGGCCCATCTCCTCGCCCTCTCTGTCGTGTCGATCGTGGTGACTGGGTGGCCCATGGCCTCGAGGTGCCGGTGGACCATCTTCTGCGACTCCCGCGGCGTCTCGCCCGGGGCCTTGAGCTCGATCAAGTGCACCCCCCCGTTCGGCAGCAGGATCAGCCGGTCCGGGAGGCCCCGCATCGTGGGGGCCAGCTTGATCGCGAGGCCCCCGCGGGCGCTGACCGCTGCGACCAGCGCCCGCTCTACTGGGGTCTCGGGTCTCACATCAGACCTGCGAGCGGGTCCTCGTCAGCGGCCGGCTGGCTGGCGGACGGCTGGGCGGGGCCAAACAGGCTCTCTGCCGAGGCAGCTCCCCCGCCGAAGCGCTCGCCCCCACCGAGAATCTGGACCATCTGGAGCCCGAAGGAGACGCCCTTGGACTTGTCCGCCTCGTAGGCGAAGGCGCGAACCGCGACGCGGGCCTTCTGCCCGCCGTAGACCTCCTCGGCGATCCGCTCGTCGGAGAACGGGAGGAGGTCGGTGCCCACGATCGGGACTCGGCGGATCGAGGAGGCGTTGAAGATGATGTGGCCGGCCTGCTCCTCGTAGTCGCTGTTGTCGCCGTCCTTAAGCGGGGTTCGGAGGCTCTTCGGGACCTTAGTGCCCCACTTCTCTGCGGCCGCCTCGCGGACGGCGGCCTTCAGGGCCTCGATAGTGGTGGTGTCGCTCTTGGGGACCATGACGGCCGTGGACACCTTCGGCTTGCTGTTGCCGTTGCGGGCCTCCAGCTCGGCCAGGTGGGGCCAGGACAGGGTTGCGGGTCCGGTGGTGACGTTGACGCTCATGCGTGTTGTTCCTCTCAGGTTGTGTTGGGTGACTCAGCGGCGGCGGGCGAACTTGCCCGCCCAGCGCATCGCTGTCTGCGTGGTGACTCCGACCTCCCGGGCGATCATGGGCCACGGGAGGCCCAGCTTGTGGAGCCGGTTGAGCGCCCTGCGGCGCTCGGTGGTGAAGCGGGAGAGGCTCGTCTCCTGCTTCTCGATCAGGGTCCGGAGGTCGTCCACCTCCTTGCGGATGTCGTCGTCCATGGCTCAAATATATGCAGGGTCATCCGGTTCGGTCAAGTTGATATCCCCGTGTCCCTCGTCACTCAGACCGAGCGTGGTGAACACCGTCCGCTGGATGTCGGCCTTGCGCCCCAGCGCGTCCCAGATCGCGGCCGCGATGGAGGGCTCTCCTCGGCCGTACACCGGAACGATGAACTGGCAGGACACCCGCTTGGCGGTCTGGCCTGGACGGGCGAGACGGGCGTTGGCCTGCTCCCACAGCTCCAGCGACCACGGCAGGCAGGTCCACACCAGCGACTCACCTCCGAACTGGAGGTTGAGTCCGTGGCCGGCCGACGCTGGGTGTGCGATCAGCACATCGAGGTTGCCGGCGTTGAACGCCGCTCGGTCCTCGGCGCGCTTGGCCGACCCAACACTCAGCTCGGGTATGGCACGCCTGAGGTACGGCTCCTCGTGCCTGAACCAGGTCATCACCAGGACGCCCCGGCCCGTCGCCTTGACGCGTTCGCGCACAGCCGACGCGGCATAGTCGAGAGATAGTCGGGTGTGGTCAACCTGTACCAGCTCCGGCTCGGCATCGGGGTCGAGTGGCGGGCGGTACCAGATCGCTCCGGTGGTGAGCTGGTGCATCAGGTTCGCCACTGCCCCTGGCCCTGAGGTGTAGACCTCTCGCCCGTCGGGGAGTGTTGTCACGCCGTCGGCGAGCAGCTCCCTGCTCATGCGCTCAGCCCCCTTTCCCATGATCGGGGTGAGTGCCCGGTATGACACCTCAGGTAGCGTGAGCTCCTCGCCGGCCTCGGCGTACCGCATCACGTCGGCGGCCTTGGTGATGAGGCGGCGCATCGCCCCGGGCCGGGGCTCACGGCCAACGCGGGCCCCAGTCGGGAGCATCCGCCCCTCGGTGAGGAGCTCGTCCCGAGCACGGGTGACCGTCTTGCCGAGGCGCTCACCCCCATCGAGCATGCGTACCAGGGACCACACCCCGATCGGGTCGTGGCCGGGGGTGCCAGTGAGGAGCCACAGACGGTCAGCCTGAGCAGCGAGCTCCCGTAGAGCCCGGGCCCGCTGAGACTCCCCCCGGCTCGCCGAGGGTGTCATGTACTGGCTGGCCTCATCGACCACCACCGTGCGCCACACCGTATCGCTCAGTACGGCGTCCCTGATCGAGGCGCTGGACAGCACCACGACGTCTGCCAGCGTGGGCTCAAGCGCGGCGCGGCGCTTCGCCGGCGGCGTGCGCGGGGCAGGCTCGACCACGAGCGGGATACTGCGACGCTCTGCCTCATCCGACCACGTGGACTCACTGACCGTCGGTGGCGCCAGGACGAGAGCCGGGAAGGCGTCGGTGGGGAGGTCGGCCAACGCCCGCAGTGTCGTCCACGTCTTGCCAGTACCCATGCCTGCGATGAGGAGACCCCTCGGGTGGCTGACGAGCCAGGCCCGGGATGCCTCCTGCTCTGGCGTGAGCGCCGCGGTCACTGCCGGGCCTCCGCCGCACCCACGGCGTGGGCCAGGACCAGCGCTCGCAGCCACGCCTCTGCCTGGGCGTGCTCAGTGGCATCGGCAGCCTGGCACAGCTTCAGGCTGTTGTAGAGGTCCTTCGTCACAAGGTCGCTCAGCCACCCGGTGGCGCCGCGGGTGAGGACGGACTGCGCGCATCCTCGGACATCGGCGATGATTTTCTCGGCCGGCCGCCCCAAGGTGTCCGCAAGTGCCCGAGCTGCGAGACGGGCGACGTCCTTCGGGTTCGACGAGGGTGCGTCACCGGTGGAGGCGTACCAGGCCGACCAGCATGCCGCGGTAAGGAGCGGCCCGCGGAGGCGAGAAGTGAGCGGGTAACTGGCCTCGTTATCGAAGGCACCGGACCAGTCGGGGAAGTCGGAGGGGGTGACGAAGTTCGGGAGGGCCTTCACAGCGGAAGCCCCCTCCGCACGAGGCACGCGACCATGCCGAGGTTCAGCACGTCATCGCCGTCGGGCAGTCCGTTGGTGCGGTGGGAGAAGTCGTCGAGGCACAGCAGTAGCTCATCGGCGCTGGCAGTCTCTCCGTCAGCGCAGCACTCGTAGGCGACGTGGGCCGGCTCGCCTTGTGCCCCGATCGGGTCTCCGAGGCTGCGGTCGATCTCGCGGCACAGCACCAGCGCTGACTCGCAGACCGAGGCGATGCGCTCTGCGCTCGCCGGTGCAGCACCCTGGTCAAGGGCGAAGTGGAGCGAGGACGTCAGCGCTCGGGCCTTCTGTGCCGCGCGCATGTGTCCGTAGGGGATGTTGCTCAGCTCAGCGGACGATGCCCGCTGAACCATCTCAAAAGTTGGGTTGATCATGTGTATGAGCATAGAACCGGCCCCCCGCCTTGTCAAGCGAGGGGCCGGTTCAGTTCCTTCAGTTGTCAGCGGATGCGCCCGGATCGTACGGCGTAAACCAGGATTCCGGCCCCGAGCAACAGCGCCGAGATGGCGCCCGCGGTAGTGGCGTCGATTCCCGTGTGTGCCAGCCTCGGCTTCTTGGGCTCGACCGAGGGGGTCGGCTGAGGCTCGGGCTTCTTGGGCTCGACCGAGGGGGTCGGCTGAGGCTCGGGCTTCTTGGGCTCGACCGAGGGGGTCGGCTGAGGCTCGGGCTTCTTGGGCTCGACCGAGGGGGTCGGCTGAGGCTCGGGCTTCTTGGGCTCGACCGAGGGGGTCGGCTGAGGCTCGGGCTTCTTGGGCTCGA